TGCGCAAGCAGATGCTGCAACAGGGCCTCGACCCGAACTGGATCAACCAATTCGCGCGGGCCGAGCCGAGCGTGCAAGCGCCGAACATGGCGCGCCAGCAGGCCATCAACATCATGACGGCGCGGCGCGCCGAAGGCTACACGACGAACGCGGCGCGCGGCATCGCCAACCAGTTCTTGCGGCAGCTCGGACAAGACCCCGGCCTGATTGATCGCCCGGCCGCGAAGGAGATGAGCGCGGAAGACAGACAAAGGTGGGACCGGATCGAGCGGCAGAGCAACGAAATCCACAAAGTCTGGGCTGAAATCTACGAGACGATCCAAAAGATCACGGCCGAATTCCTGGGGATGGGCCTGCCGCTGGTCGCGGCCGAGCTGCGGCTGATCAAGCCGTTGTTTGATGCGATTTATTGGGTCGTGCACGGCATCTCGACCGCAATTGAAGCGATTGGTCGCGCGCTCGCCAAGCTTGAGCCGCCGGGCTGGATGAAGCGGATGGCGGCAGCCATCGGGACGGGCGCCCTCAACGCGTTGGTGCCGGGCCTGGGCACCATCGTCGGCGCAGTGGGCGGGGGCAACGCAGCAGAAGAAAAAAAGCCGGAAGAAACCGGCCCCGAAGCCTTCAAGAGGGGCGGTGGCCGCACTTCCCCGAGCTTGGAAGATCAGGCGGGTGTCAAAGACATTGGGCGCGGCCTTCCTGGCGTGCCCAATGGCAGCCACGTCGGCCCCGGCACCGGGCCGGGCGCAGAGCGGACGACCCGGCCGGACCAGACGACCCGGCCGGACGTGCCGCCGGCCAAGGGCCTCGACTCGCTGCCCGCTGCGCCCAAGGGCCTCGACCAGATGCACGGAAGTGGCGGCCGAGGCGCAGAGCTGTATCAAAAGCTGCTGACGGGATTTCGAAATTCGAAGTTGAACGGCGTCGTCCCGCCTGACGGGGCACAGTTCGGCATCAAAACCGGATCGCCGGAAGAGTGGGCGAGGTTTGGCACTTCCGTCGCCCACGCAGAGTCGGGCTTCAATCCGAGAACCGCCAACACGAGCGATCCCGGCGGGTCGTTCGGTGTGTTTCAATATGCCCACGGTCAGGTGCCGGGCGGGAACGCCTATGACGTCGATGCATCGGTCAACGCGTTTGTGAGAGACTCCGAGGCGTCGCAACACGGCCTTCGCAGCGGAACATTGGGAAAGCGATTTTCGACGATTGGCAGTCACCCCGAACGGGGGGCGGCCTATTTATCACAGGCGGCGAAATTGGGGGGCGCCGCGCCGCCATCGGGTGCTCCGGGCGCGATGCTGGCAGCGACCGGCCAGCCGCCAGAAGCCTTCATCATGCACCATACGGGAAGTCGCGGTGATATTTCTGGCCTTCAATCGATTCTGCGACAGCGCGGGCTCGGCGTCGAGTATGCGATGGATCGCGAAGGCAACATCCAAAAGATCGGCGCTCCCGGTGCGGCCAACATCATGCCGGAATCGAAGTATCGGCAGTCGCCAATCTTGGGAGCTGGCCACCCGTTTCTGACGAACCAGAATATCGTCGGGATGGAAGTGATTGCCAAAGACGATAAAGACGTGACGCCAGCACAGCGCGCAGCCGCGACGAAGTTCATTGGCCAGAACTATCCAAACACGCCGGTCTTTGGTCACGGCGAAGTCAATCCGGGGCACAAAGAAGCCGACGAAGGCATGGGCATCACCAGTGCAATTCGCGGGGAGCGCAGCGCGCTCAACCGCGCCGCCATCGACAAGCAGAACGGCAGCACGATCAACTCGACCGGCAAGCTCAGTGTGGACGTCAAGGCGCCGGCGGGAACGAAGGTCGACTATGCCGGCGACAATCTGCTCAAGAGCACCCAGATGCAGCGGCAGACGCAAATGATGCCGACCGCGATTGGTCCCAACGTGCGCGACACGGCGGACAGCTACATGCGGGGCGGCAACTGATGGCCGATCTGATCCCGACCGCAGACCCCAACGTCATCGGCGTGCCGAGATCGCCGGTCATCCTGCAACTTGAGTCCGGCATCGCGTGGCGGCAATATCTGAAGCAGGCGAGCTTTCGCGGCCAGCCCTTCTATGTCGAGGCGGGGGTGCGCGAATCCGGCCGACGCGTCGTGCTTCACGAATTTCCGAAGCGCGACGCGCCCTATGCCGAGGACATGGGACGGCGCGCCCGCGAGCTGACGGTGCGCGGTTATTTGATCGTCTATCCCTACAACGTCGGCAGCGACCCGCTCAAGAACAGGAACTATCTGATCGCGCGCGACCGGTTGATTGAGGCGCTGGAAGAGGATGGGCCGGATTATCTGCAACTGCCGCTGCTCGGCTCTTTGTACGTGGCGTGCCAGCGTTACCGGGTCACCGAAGAGGAACGCTACGGCGGTTTTTGCACCTTCGACATGACGTTTCAGGAATTCGGCCAGCCGCCGTCGACCGGCACCAGGGACAGCGCGGCCGGCGTCTACTATTCGGCGCAAGCGCTCGGCGACACCACGCAAAGCGTCATCTCGGACGGGTTGAAACAAAACGGCGCCCCGGCATTCGAGGAATGAGCCATGCTGCCGAAGGACGCCGTTCAGGAAGCCGCCGCCATCGTTCGTCTCTCCACCGGCATGCTGCTGCAGACATCCGACAAGCTGGCGGGCCGCGCCGGTTCCGATCTGCGGCGCGCATGCGGCGATCTGGCTGCGAATGCGGAAGAATACATCACCTACAACAAGGTCGCTCCCAAGCTCGCATATTGCTTCGACCAAGCCAGGGTGACGGGGGCGACGCTGCCGCAGTTCGATCAGATACGCGTGGCGCTGGTCGCGCAGGCGCCGGTGTCGTTGGTGGGCGCTCTGCTGGCGGAAGCATCCATCGCATTCTGCCTGCAGCAGATGGCGCTGGCGGTGGTCAGCATCGTCTTCACCAGCCGCGACGATGTCGATGCCTTGCGTCCGCTGCTGACGGATGCGTTCAAGCTCTCTGAAGAGTCAGCGGCCGACGCTATGGCGCAAGCGAGCTACATCAAGCTGATCGCCTTGCATGCGGCCGTGATGAAGTTTCTCTATCAGACCGCGCAGCCGCTGCCGCAGATGCTCAATTTCGAATTCGCCGTGACGCAGCCGACGCTCGTGCAATCCTACCGGCTCTATGCCGATGCCGGTCGCGCCGACGAGCTGCTGACCGAGAACAAGGTGGTTCACCCGGCCTTCCCGCCCCGCGCGGGGCGCGCCCTGTCATTCTGAGACACAATGCCGAACCCCGCCGAGGTCGCGGAACTTTCCGTCAAGGATCAGGTGTTTCAGGATTGGGAGTCGGTGTGGGTCCAGCACCGCTGGATGGAAGGCTGGCCGGTGTTTCGATTCACCGCCGCCGAAGGCTCGAAGTTACCGCAGTCCTGGGGCGCGTTGCAGTTCAAGCCCGGCGACCGATGCACCATCAAGCTTGGCGGCCAACTGGCGATCACCGGCATCATTCTCACGCGGCAAACGTCATACGACGCCAACAATCACATCGTCGAGCTTTCGGGCGCGGGCATGCAATGGGCCGCCGCGACCGCGAGCATCGACAGCAAGGACGGCAACTTCGACAATAAGGAGCTGATGGCGATTGCGAAGGCGATCTGCGCGCCTTACGGGGTAGACGTCCAGGCGGTCGGAGAGGTCGACGCGACGCCGTTCTACAAATGTCAGGCGCAGCCGGGTGATCTGGTATTCCCTTTCCTCGACAATCTCGCGCGCTTTCGCAACGTCACGCTCGGCTCGGATCATCTCGGCAACCTGCTGCTGATCGGCGATCATTCCAACGCCATCGTGCAAGACCTGATCGAGGGCGAGAACATCCTGCGCATGCAATGCATCATCTCGTGCGAGATGAAGGCGGCGATCTACTCGACGGTAGGCCAGACGCCGCGCAGCGACGACATGAGCCCAGGCGACGCCGCCAATCAGGAAGCGACGGCGGACGGCACGTTGCCGATGGCCAAGAAGATTCAGACGCCCGCCGAGTGGCCGGTCAAGAGCAAAGACGAGATCAGTACCAGGGTCGCCTACGAGCGGAAATTTCGCGAAGGCACGGAGATTCGTGCGTTCGCCACGGTGCAGGGTTGGTTGCGCGACGGCAGCAATCTGTGGCGAACCGGGGACGATGTTTTCGTGCAGGCGCCGATGGCGATGATCAACGGCATGACCTTGAAGATCGCGACGGCGACATTCCAGCAGGACAACCAATCGGGCACGACGACCGTTCTTGAGCTCGTGCTGCCGTGGCTGCTCAACGACAAGCCGTTCGGGACCACCGGCATCGAGAGCCAGGGGCCGCCCGGCTCGCCGCCGAAGGTCGTCAGCGACCAGCCGAAACAGAACCCGCCGATCCCGGCGCCGGTGTCGCCGACACCACCCGATCAAATCGAGTAGGAGCAAACAAACATGCACAGGCAGACCCCACTTGGCGCCGGCTACGTCGGTTACACCGGCGGCGGCGCGCGCACCCTGATCGAAGGCGTCAACGACAGCACCATGATGCAGGAGATGAAGGGCACCATGATGCACGGCGAGGCGCGCGACAAGGTCGAGAGCCCGCAGAACTACGGCTTCAGCAGCGTGGTGCGCGGCGCCACCAAAGGCGAGAACGGCATGATCAAGGATTGCGCCGAAGGCTTCATGTCGTTTGCCGGCGGCAATCGTGCGTTCGCGTTCTGCGCCGTCATGGACGACCGGCGCTACCGGCCCATGGGCCTCAAGGAAGGTGAAAATACCCAATACGACGATCTCGGGCAGATGACGCTGTTGCGCCGTGCCGGCGTGTTCGTGCTCTCGCTCGACAGTCCCGACGACAGCCAGAAACAGTCGGGCCAGAGCGCCAGCACGCGCGACGGCAGCAGCGGCCAGACGGTGCAGCGGTTCGTTTCGATCCGCCACGTCGAGAAGCAGCAGCAGAAGCGCAACACCCAAGGGAGCGGCAGCCAAGCCGGCAGCGCCAGTGTGGCCACGCAAGCCGCCGGCCAGCAGCAGCAGGACTTCAAGCACGAAGGCGACACCGTCAACAACGAAGTGCGGGTGAGCAAGGCGCGCATCGAGTTTCGCACCGGCGACACCGTGGTCGGCTATTACGACAAGCAAAGCTCGACTTGGTATCTGACCGGCAGCACCATCGTGATGGACGGCATGGTGCTGCTCGGCGGAAGCGACGCGTCCGCCCAGGTGGGGATTCTCGGTTCGATTGACACTGCCGGCGACGAGCTGGTCGCCGGGTTGGCAACACGGGCCAATGCCAAGTGAACTTTCTCTTTCTGCGCGCCGAGAACGTCGGCTGCATCGACAACGCCACCGTGCAGATGGATTGCTCGACGCTGCCGGCGAACGTCGGCAAGGTGATCTGGAACGACGCGTCGAGCGGCTGGCTCGAATACAATGACCGGCCGAAGCTGCGCGAGCCGTTTGCCGATCCTTCGGTCTATCAGCCGCAGATCAACACGGCCTTGACCGCGCTTGCCGCCGCCGCGCTGCCACTGACGCTGGCGCAGGCGCAGGCCACCAAGCAGACCCTGATCGATGCGCTCTACGAGATGAAGCGCACCAACCCGATCACGGTCGTGGTCAGCGTCGGGTCGAAAAGTTGGGACGGTTCTGACGAAGCTTTGGCGACGATGACGGAACAGATCGCCGTCAGCACGGCCGGGTTCTCGACCACGAGTCTGGTCACGCAGATCAACGCCATGATCAACAAGCTCAATCCCGACATGGCGACGCTGAAGGCCAATTTCGACAACCTTATACTCGGCACGATAGCTGCCGGCGCGACTGCCTGGGTCTGGCAGGGTACAAAACCGCCTTCGCCGGTCGGCGGCTACGCGACGGTGACCGGCGGCGGCGGCGTGACGGGCGGACCGTTCCCGTGGCTGCCGCTCGGCGCCACCGCGACCGTCAACCTCACGCTCAACGATCTCGTCGCCATCGTGAACGCGGTGGTGACACGCCGGCAATCGGTCGCCGGCACGCGCGCCAGCAAGAAAGCGGCGGTGGCGGCGCTCGCCACCATACCCGCCGTGATCGCCTACGACGTCACCACCGGGTGGGCCTACTGAAATGCCCGACATTCGCCTCGTGCAGGATACGAGCTGGCCGCGCTACGCGATCAATGTCGACTGGTCGCTGTTGTCCGATGGCACGCTCGACGATACGCAGGCGCTGGCCACCGCCGTGGTGGTCGCGCTCGGCACCGACCGGCTGGCGCAGACCAACGACATCCTGCCGGACCCCGATTCGACCGACCGCGCCGGCTGGTGGGGCGATCTCGACGCGGCGGAACTGTGGGACGGCTGGCCCATCGGCTCGCGGCTGTGGCTGCTCAAGCGCACCAAGATCGTCGGGCCGGAAGACGTCGAGGGCGCCACCGTCGCCCGCGTCGAGCAATACATACGCGAGTCGATCCAGCCTTTCGTCGACCTCAAGATCGCGTCCGGCTTCCTCGTCGATGCCGCGCGCGTCGGCGTCGAGCGGATCGAGG